CGCCAGTTCCCGAGTGGTCGCTAGCCCGACCAACTCGGCCGCCCGGCGCATCTGGGGGATGGTACTTGACCCATCCGCGCTAATTGTCTGCATCTTCAGGGCAGGTTTGATCGCCCGGACGAATGAATACACGCTATTGAGGGGCTGTGCCTGGCGAACCACGCCCGACGTGTTGTGGTACGGGCCAGCGAAGGCCCGTAGATACTCGACCGAGCGCGTCTGGAACGGCTTGAGCCGCTTATCGCTGGCAGTTACCGAGTGGAATAGCTTGGTAGCGAATGCCGACCGCGCGGTCTTCACCGTGGGTGTCGGGGCTACGAAGGCTTCGGGCTGGGTTGTCATTGGCTATCCCTTACGCATTTCCTCGCCTCTCCCGCCGCCCGCTTCTCGGCTACCAGGGCCTTGACGGCGGCACAGAGGGCTTCGGCGAGAGATTTGAACACGGTCCCTTCGTCACGACCAGTTTGGCCCCTGGCTGTCTTGTATACCCCAGCCGTTGCAAATACGCCGTTTTGAAGTACTTGGGCAGTACCTATACCCCGCATTGGTACGAACTCTCCCATCTTTGAAACCACCCACCTTTCTTCCATTGGGCAGTCAAACCATACTCCGTGTTTCTCTTCCAGCCTCTCCCGCCAGCTCTCCGTCATCGCGGCAACGGCAAACCATTCTGAAATCCTAGTGTTGGAAATGCCGTCCTTGTCCGAGCAAAACCATCCAGCGTTGTCTTTGGCCAAGTAATGCCGATGCTGGGATTCCTTGTGCGAGGCCCCGTCAATCGCCATGACGTAAGTGCCTTTAACTCTCAGCAGTTCCCGGAAATCCGCCGCCGCGCCGAGGTACAACTCAGCTATCTGTTTGGTGTTCATCTGGTTCTCCTTGCTCATTTACTCCACCATGGCGCTGCCTTCTGTGCCTGGGTGGATTGTCCACGCTGCTCACGTCGATAATTCAGACTGCCCATCGGGGACACATCCTTCGGCTTCTCATCCCGCCACAGTGGCAGGTCCAGCACGCCCAGCCAGGCCAGAGCACCGCCAACGCAACGGTCGCCATGCCGCTTTCGCTCCTCGACAGACACCCCGGCAAGAGCTTGGTGGCATATCCGGCCCTGAACGTCGTAAATATACTGACTATGCTGCTGCCAGAGCGTTGCCGAATGGAGCGTGACTCGATGCTCCTTGATCGCCGTAATCCACCGGCCAAAGAGCAGATCGTCAGAAGTCTCGCCCTTCATCCAGCCGAGGGCCTCTGCCCGCTTCTCGATTGTCCGGCTGGAGTTTCGCTCGTGCCATATCCGCCCATACCCACACTCTTCCAGCATCGCCCGAATCACCGTGATCCCGTGTAGCTTACGGACAGGGACAGCCAGAGCGTCATTGTAAAACCGGCAGATCGCCGCCATCAGCACCCCGAAGTCGCCCGGAGTGATCCTGTTGCTGCCAAACTCCGCAGCCTGCTCCTTGGTATCGCCGGTCAGGACAATGCAGGTGGTCTCAGACTGCTGAACGCCCTCGCCCACGTCGGCTCCGGCGGCAAACACCCGAATACCACTCTCCATACTTGGTGGGAGTCCTACGGGCCGGGAGGTGGGGTCAATCCAGACAGCTATCCGGCCCTCAGCCTTCTTCACCAGCCATTTGCGAAGCTCCTGCCGACGGGCTTCCGCCGTCAATGTCCAGAACGCCGTACCCAGGACAACCAGCCCATCGACGTCGCGGCTGATAGCCACGGCGTAGGGTTCGCTCGGCGTTGGAAGGCGGAAGCCCTCGGGCAGGCCCAGCCGAGCCTGCGGTAGCGACAGACCTGCTGGCGATAGGTCCAGGTCCATGCGATACAGGGGGTCGCGCAGGTGCGGCGTCTGCCAGTCAAGCCATTCCTGCTCAAACACAGGCTGGCCGGCAGCAGCGGTAGCATCGCGCAAATACTCCTTGCGGAAGCGCCAACCGTTGCGGAATGACCCGTCGGGCAGTAACCTACCACCAAGCCGCAACTGCTCAGACCGGATCAGGTCTTTGGTGAACACGTCAGGATCAGCCCCCATACCTAAGTCTATAGCCACGAACTGGTTGAAGTTTCGCCGGGCCAACAGGCCGATGTCGTGCTCGTTGCCAGGGATAAGCACCTGGGTCTCGGGGTCGGTAATCGTCCATGTTTTGGCGTCGGCTACCATCATCTATCCGCCATCTGGTCGTTGTGTAGGTCGTGGGCCGCGCCCAATTCCGCCGTGCTGATGCTCAGGAACCACGCACCGCCTCGAATACAGGGTATCGCGGCCGCGTAAGAGTCTCCGAACTCGGGCTGGAAGTTGGATTCGTCGCTGAATATGCCGCTGGCCGTCTTCTGCCGGATCTGACTGCCGCCCTCGGGTATGGCCACGACCGCCGAACCCAGCTGCTTGAAGTCTATGTGAGTCTCGCGCTTGACGTAATCTCGCCCCTCGACTAAGCCTATGACCGATTTGCCCGGTATGTGGGCCAGCATGAACTTCGTCCGCCCCAGAGGACCGTCCCCAACCCACTCGTTGCCGACTGCGTCTTCCAGCTTTTTGCTCTGCTGAACGATCAGCTTGCCGGGGTGCAACACGTCCCACAGGCAGGTTGCCGCGCCCCACCACGTCATAAGCATCTGCCGGGACTTGCGTATGGATATGAGTTGGTTGTGCAGCCATAGGTCCGTCATGGCGTGGACGTGCGGTCGGTCGTGCGGAAACGGCCGTATCGACTTCTCGTTGCCGTGCGTGTCCAAAGTCCATAAAAACCACTCCTGGAACCTATGAGGATCCCGTAGAGCCAGCTCCCACCTCGCCCGTAGTCGGATTTCCACCGTCCTTTTCGTCAGGCAGTCCAAGATCGGGGGCCGTATCACTGTCGATTGCATGGGCCAACCTCTCTAGATCCTCGGTCGTCGCCCCGGCCAGGTCGAGGCCGACGCTGCCGCTGATCTCGGTTTTGTTGCGGCTGGCCGGGCAATAATCCTTGTCGAACCGCTCATAGAACAACTTGCAGCCGGAAACCACTGACCCCTCGGATCGACCCGTTGCCGCCCGCAACGTGGATACATGGACAGACGCTAACTGTAGACGGAAAAAGCGGTTGGCCTCATCTTCCCACCACTGGCTAAACTCCGGGTGCCGGTGCCATTCGTAGTAGGTAACACGGCTGATTCCCGCCTCCTTACAAGCATCAGAGATCGTCAAATCATAACCGTGGGCGTGAAATACCGATAGTACATGCCGTTGCAAATCGCTCGGCTGCCATGATGTAAGGGCGGAACCGTCGCTCATGCCCTAATAATATGCACAACGATTGTGCAAGTCAAGGGTAAAGTTGCACATTTTTTGTGCAGGTGTCGCGTTGGTGCGGTGAGAGTACATGGCGTAAGGCATGCAACGGTTGCGTTGGTGCGGTTCAGAACCCCTCGGGGACACCCGGCAGTTGTGACCAGTGCGGGCGCGAGCGCGACGTGGTTATCGAGGAATGTGCTTTGCTCTGCCTTTGCGACCCGCAATCTTATCAAGCATTCCCCCACAATCTGAACACCTGGGCGACGAAGCATGGCGGAAATCCATCCTGAGCACCTCGTTGACGGTATTGCAGTCCCGGCAACGTGCCAAGCAGTATTCCTCTTTCTTTGTGCCTCGTTTGACTTGGAATTGGCTCATTTCTTCATCCTCTGCGCAGACAAGCAGCACGTCATCCTAGGCATGGCATGGTCTTGTCTGCGTCCTATACAAGAACCTGTCTGATCCTACCCTGTCGAACGGCCACCTGTTCACCACCCGCTAGCGCTCGATCGTACTCCGGTGAGCGTAACCCAAGTCCGGTTTGCTGTATGACATAAGTGGTGTCAGCGACAACACAAGGGCAATGCCGCACGTGCTTGCTGAGGGCACGGTCCCTGGCGACAAAACCAGTAGTCGGGGACTGCCCGATAACCAGTAATGACGTTAGACGGCGTGTTTTTCCCGCTTTTAAGGGCACTCTATTCCCAGGAGAAGCGGAGGCGGAACCTTGATCAGATACCGAGAGACTAAGCCCATCCGCCAGGGGTTGCACCTGGTCGCGGTGTAGGTCCGCGAGCGTCTGCGCCGGGGGTATGTGGGTAAAAAAAGCCCGTCGTCGGCCTTGCTGGAGTTTGTTCTCCGGCGACGGGCACGGGAAGTAATAAGAGAAGCCCCGGCCTATTACGGTTCGGGGCTTGGTTCGGACGGTGGCAGGCATTTGCAAACATGACGAGTGTACGCAGCCGCCAGCCGCCTGAATGTTCCAATATGTCGATTTCATTCTCGTCATGTTGCCCATACCGTAACGCTATCCCTGGGCGTTGTAAAGCGAAATCTGCCCAAATCATAAATATATTTTCGCCCCGGTGATAATTTATTTTAGATTTTAGTTGACATCTAGCCGATAGGTTCTACAATGTAAGCAGATCGAACACCGATCGACGGCAAGCCTGGCCGGGACAGGCAGGAGAATGAA